TTAGTAGATTTCTGCGAAAAAGCAGACAGCAAATTGCGGTTTTTTACAAACATCATCGAGGGGAAAGACATTATCTCACATAATTATAAAATGATGCAGTTATACGCGCCATTGCTCTCAGTTCAGGCTAAAAAGTTTGTACGAGAGTCCATCGAAAACTTCGACTGCACATTTAACAAAACAAAGATACTCTCACTTATGACCGAGGACGGTTTCGGTGAACTTAACTGGGAAGATCTAAAGACACACCTCAATAAAATTTTATTGTCGTGTTGACTTGCTTTTCTGCAAGTAACCAGTTATAATCACCGGGAGGGTACAATTGTCTAATCGACCAAGTTTCAGTAAATATGGTAAAAGCTTTCAGGAGGATCTAGTTCATCTTATCTTGGATGATCGACCATTCGCCGACCAGATTCTCGAAGTGCTAGATACTAATTTTCTGGAACTTGAATACCTGCGGCTATTTACATCAAAAATAGTAGACTATAGGGATCGCTATGCCAAACATCCATCGCAGCAGATTATCGACACCATCCTACAGACGGAATTAGACAAAGAAGACAAAGTTCTTTCGCAACAAATAACTGAATATTTTACCAAAATACGCAGCAGCGAGGTTGATGGTTCTGAGTATATCAAAGAGCAATCTCTTGAGTTTTGTCGTAAGCAGAATCTAAAAGAAGCTATGCTCAAATCAGTGGACTTACTGCAGAATTGTTCATTTGATGAAATATCTAAAGTTATTAATGAGTCTCTTAAGCTTGGCTCAGAGTCTAATTTTGGTCATGACTTTTTAGCAGACTTTGAAGAAAGATATAAGCCAAGATTTCGAGGCCCTGTTACTACAGGCTGGAAGCAGATTGATGATATGACTGGTGGTGGTCTTGGCAAATCAGAACTTGGAGTGGTGGTTGCGCCAACAGGTGCTGGCAAGTCAATGGTTTTGGTGCATTTAGGATCGCAAGCAATTGTCGAAGGTAAAACCGTCGTGCACTACACGTTAGAGCTTCAGGACACTGTCATTGGAAAGCGATATGATAGCTGTATCACAGAATATCCCCTCTCTGAACTCTCCGTTTTTAAGGAAGAGATTTACGACAAGATTAAAGATTTAGATGGGAGATTAATTGTTAAAGAATATCCTACAAAATCCGCCTCAACTGGTACAATCAGGAATCACCTAAACAAGCTGATTAAAAGAGGTATCGAACCCGGTATGATTATTGTAGATTATGCTGATCTTCTCAAGCCACTGGTAGTGCGCAAAGAAAAGCGAAACGAACTTGAATCTATCTACGAGGAACTACGTGCTATCTCACAGGAGTTTGGCTGTCCCATATGGACTGCATCGCAGACTAATCGCTCCGGTTTGAATGCAGAGGTGATCACAATGGAGCAAATTTCTGAAGCATTTAACAAATGCTTCGTTGCAGACTTCATCTTCTCTGTGTCCCGAACAATCGAAGATAAGCAGAACAATACCGGAAAAATCTTTATAGCTAAAAATAGAAATGGACCCGATGGGATGGTCTACAACATATTTATGGATACCTCTAATGTCAAGATTAGAGTGTTACCCAAAACTAACGCGGTTACAGCCACGGCGACTAACCCTGTTTCCACGAGTCCGGTGGCGTTAACACCGAAAATGCAGAGAAATTATTTACAATCGAAATATCAAAAATTTAAAGGAACAACAAAATGAAAACAATTGAAAATATCCGCAGATTCAGATTATCTGATTCTTTTATTGAGCCGTACACTACCGCAGAGGTCCCATGGGGGCCACTTGGTTATGTAACTTTTAAGCGTACCTACGCACGTAGGTTAAGCGAGTTTGACCCCAATGCTACCGGGTCTGAAGAATGGTGGCAAACCTGTCGTCGTGTCGTAGAGGGTATGTTTAACATCCAAAAACAACATGTAGTCAGTTTGGGTCTTGAATGGAATGACAACAAAGCACAAAAGACTGCGAAAGATGCATATGATCGATTGTTTAATCTTAAGTGGACACCGCCCGGCCGTGGTCTGTGGATGATGGGCACTAAGTTTGTTGAAGAACGTACCGGCGCCGCCTTATTCAATTGTGCTTTCCGCTCAACACAAGACTTGTCGAGTAAGGGCGGATATATTTTTAGTTGGATTATGGACGCCCTGATGGTCGGTGTTGGCGTTGGTTTCGACACTAAGGGTGCCGGTACAATAACTATCGAAGAGCCAGAGTATACCGGTGACGTGCTAGTAATCGATGATTCTAGAGAGGGCTGGGTTAATTCTGTTCAAACGCTTCTTAATGGGTTTTTCTTTGGGCACAAGGTTCCGAAGTTTGATTATTCAGCAATTCGGCCCTTGGGTGCTTTGATCAGTGGTTTTGGAGGCACTTCAAGCGGCCCAGACCCTCTTATTGAGCTTCATGAAAATCTGACTGAGTTGTTTTCGGACAAGCTTGGAGAAACACTTACGTCAGTGGATATCGTTGATATTGAAAACTTAATTGGCCGCTGCGTAGTCTCGGGCAATGTCCGACGATCTGCCGCACTGGCGCTAGGTGAAGCTGATGACTTCCGCTATCTTGAAATGAAGAATGACCAAGAGAAGCTTTATCACCACCGCTGGGGCTCAAACAATTCTTTCAACGCTCAAGTTGGCATGGACTATACATGGCATGCAGAGCAGTCACAAAAGAATGGAGAACCGGGATATATCTGGTTGGAAAACGCACGCGCCTTCGGTCGAATGAAAGATGGAGTTAATTATGACGATGCGGAAGTTGTTGGATTTAACCCGTGCGTTGAGCAGAGTCTTCATAACGCTGAAATGTGTTGCTTGGTAGAAACATTCCCAGCTAAACACGAAGACTACGAAGACTACGTTAAGACTCTTAAGTGTGCTTATCTTTATGGGAAGACAGTGACGTTGGTGAACACACACTGGCCAGAAACAAATGCAAAAATGCTTAAGAACCGCCGCATCGGCCTCTCTCAATCTGGGATTGTACAGGCATTTAGCAAGCATGGTCGTCGCACCATGCTGGAGTGGTGTGACAACGCTTATGGATATGTCAGAGAATTAGACACAGAATACTCAAACTGGCTGTGCGTCCCTAAGTCTATCAAGATGACGTCCATCAAGCCTTCGGGAACGGTATCATTACTTAATGGCTCAACACCCGGTATTCACTTCCCAGAAGATGAGTATTATATTAGACGTATTAGGTTCTCTAATACTTCAAAAGTCCTTAAAAGTTTAATCAAAGCAGGTTATAATGTTGAAGATGATCAATACTCTCCGAACACTTCTGTTGTTGAGTTCCCTGTCAAGGAGCCACACTTTGAAAAGGGAAAACGAGATGTTTCAATGTGGGAGCAGCTTGAGATTGCAGCCCAATATCAAAATTATTGGGCCGATAACGCAGTGTCTGTTACGGTCTCGTTTACTGGTGACGAGGCAAATCAGATTCGAAGTGCCCTAGAGATGTACGAAACCCGACTCAAAGCAGTATCCTTCCTTAAGTATGAAGAAACTGGTTATGTGCAAGCGCCCTATGAGTCTATAACAAAAGAGAAGTACGAAGAGATGTCAGCCAAGATCACACCAGTTACCAGAATCGATGATGAGGAAGGTGGTAGTGGCACTAAATTCTGCACAAATGATACATGTGAAATATAGGAGGAACAATGTTTAAACCAGTCAATCGACATATTTTAATTGACTTAGATCAAAGAACCGATGAGCAAAAATCATTAATCATGCTACCAGAGGACTATAAGCCTGAACAACAAAAACATTCAGTTGTACAGGTTTTGAATAAGTCCGATGATGTTAAGTTTGATTTGGTTGTTGGTAGTAAAATCGTCGTAGATTCGTCAATGATCGAAGAAATTGTAATAAATAACACTACTTATAATGTAATCTTAGAAAATTATGTTGTGGGGGTGCTATAGCACTAAAGGTATAAGGAATGGATAAAAATTTCTACAATGAGGCTTCCGCTAAAAAACTTGGGTGGGAGCCTTCTTGGTTTGGCGAAAGATTTTTTGATGACAAACTTGTAAGAGCGATCAAAAAATGGCAGAAAGAACACAATATCCCAGCCGATGGGCTTTGTGGGCCAACAACATTCCGCAGACTATGGACTGAACGTCAAGAACCACGGGTGGTTGGAGAATACTGCAAAGATTTAAATCTAGCTTATTCAAATTCTATTGTTTATAATGGCGTATACTATCCTATAAACTGGGATAAGTTTGTGCTTTGGAGCGATGACGGAGGCATGCATACCACACCGGGAAAGTACTATGACTATTCTGGTCGACCCCAGCGGCCGATTAGATACTTTGTAAACCACTGGGATGTATGCTTAAACTCTAAATCTTGCCATGACGTTTTAGAGAAGAGGGGTATATCTGTGCATTTCTTGATTGACAACGACGGCACAATTTACCAAACAATGGATCTTCAGCACGCTGCTTGGCACGCAGGCTCAGAAAGAACCAATAGGGCCTCTGTTGGTGTGGAGATTACAAATGCCTACTACCCCAAGTATCAAAACTGGTATAAGAAACAAGGCTTTGACGAAAGGCCAATCATCGAGGATGCATGGGTTCACGGGGAAAAGCTTGAGCCCTTTACGGGATTCTACCCAGCACAAATTGAAGCTTTAAAAGCTCTCTGGGGGGCGATACATCGTGCAACAGGCATCCCATATAAAACACCTGTCAATCAATTTGGCAAGACTTCTACAAAATATGAACAAGAAGTAGCCTATGGCAAGTTCTCAGGATTTGTTAGTCATTATCACGTCAGTAAAAAAGATAGATTGTGCTGGCTTAGATATTAGATCTCTACTTGACGAAATCGAAGATTAAAAACTATATAATATTAACGGAGGTAGACACAGAGTATGTCACGCATAGCAAGAGCAGCCAGAGTAGCTAGCCGACAACGAGTTGAAACGGTTGGAAATGGCAGCAGTGCCCCGACAAACAAAACAATCCAAACCGCAGAAACCGGCGAACTTTACTTAATTAATCACGATCATGGTAGCACCTTAACAATTACTTTACCTCCTAAACAAGACGGCGCTTACTTTAAGTTTATATGGAAGACATTGATGAACACCGCCAGCGCAGCGGTTAAAATTACCACGCACGAAGGCACTGACGGAGATTTAATCGGCTCAGTGTTCGAACAAGTCACGGGCGGCTCAGATGCAGCCTCAGCAGTTCAACAAGATGGCAGTAACGAGGATCCCCCAAGCCCCGATCATCAAGTCACGATCAGCAAGAATGTTCATCAAGGATCTTACATCGAGTTTTACTGCGATGGATCTGTGTGGTACACTCATGGAATGTTAAATGTCGATGCTGTCGGCCGAGCGGTATTCGGAACTTGAGGAATTATGTCGAGAAGAGGAAGAGCAGCCAGAGTAGCTAGTCGCCAAAGAATTGAAACCCTTGGCAATGGTACTAGTGCGCCAACAAACAAAACAATTCAGACTGCAGAAACCGGTGAGTTATATTTTATTGATCACAACCACGCCAGCGCTCTGACAATTACGCTCCCGCCGATGCAAGACGGCGCGTATTTTAAATTCATTTTCAAAACGGCCTTGACCGAAGACGGCTCTGTGGTTATCGCAACATCTGAGGCTACTGCCGGCAGTATCGTGGGTTCTATTTTTGAACAAGTCACTGGTGGTTCTAATGCTGCATCTGGTGTAGATACTGATGATGGTACTGACGTTAAAATAACGCTTAGCGATGATATTCATCCGGGCTCTTCTGTCGAGTGTTTTTGTGATGGATCTGTCTGGCATGCCCACGCAAGGTTAAACGTCAGCGGTGTTGGGGAATCTGGTTTTGGTGATTATAGTCCGCCCGCCCCATCCAACCCGGCGATGACGAAGCTATATCTCGGATTTCATAAGTCAGGCCTGGGATTCGGCGACGTCACAGATTTTGGCCTAGGCCCGGGCACAGTACGTGATCGCATTGAGAATACTGTATACGATGCGCATGCCGCCAGCGATTTGCAAGTTAATAATATGGCTTACGGAAAAGATGGTAGCGGTAACCCTCTTATCGTATTTGTAACAAATGCTTCTTCACAAAGTTTGTTTCGTATAACACCGGCTGAGTTAGCCTCCCATCACAATGGCTTGCCCGACGTTGCTGCAACGAGAATTTTGTTTAATGGCACCTCTCAAATCCAGCAAAGAGTTGTTGCTTATGGTAATGGAGTCTGGATAAGTGCTGGTGATCTTTCAAATATAGATAAAAACATATTTAGATCAACTGACGGAGGCACTACATGGAACCCCTTAAGTCTTCAAACCGTGCTCGCCGGCGTGGGCATCGGCACTGGTACGGGTAGGAAAATATATGCATTAACAACTGACGGCGCCGGTAAATGGTGGTTTGGCATTGATGCCAACGGAGCCACCCCCGGTGTTCTCGATTCGTATATATTTTGCTCTACAGATGACGGACAAACTTGGTCCCTACATCATACCTTAACAACTTCTGATATTTACAGATTAACCTATACTAATAACTCTCTGGTTGCTACGTACAATTATGCCCCCGTTGGCGATGGCGGCCGCCAAGCTGTGTCAGCAGCTGCTAGCGATACAACAGATTGGGGTACCCCAGTGTTTTTATCTCCTAATGGTATACGTGACCTAGACAATATGATCGATTTCAGCCATGGGCCAGATACAGAAGATGACGGGAACTTACAACGCATTGCTTCTGGTGGCGGTCGTGTGATAGCCATCGACAAGACTCAAATTATTTTGCTTGAAGTTAATGGAAAAAATTTGAGCGTTGCCACAAACGGGTTTATTGGTGGAGACACCGGCAACTTCACTGCCTCATACTCTGTGGCTAATCTCAGCGGAGTAGCGACAGATGGTGAAGGAAACTGGTATATTAGTGGTCCTGCGAACGCTTCCAGCGGCGCCATAATAGCTAAAAATACTAATAACGCTGATCCGTCTTCGTGGGCTAACCTGACTAACCAAATCAATGAACACGGGCTTAAAAATATACGGTCTATAATGGTCGATAGATACCTACCTTTATAATCCACCAAAGAACTATATAATATGTGGGGTTACTTTTACTATTTTTACTAAGCTGTGTTACAGGTGCAGATTTAGAAAACATAACCAGCGTTTCAGGACAAGAGCCTGCTAAAGCATTTGTAATAGGCAAACCCACGCGCAAAGCTGTGTGGGAAAC